GCGTTACGGACGCCCGTCTGGGTGATCGCCCGCGGTGCCCCGGTCGCGGCGGCGGCTTTCACCGCATCACTGATAGCGCCCGTGAAGCCGGGAGTGGCGCGGTTGTATAGCGGACGTGGAGGAGCCGCGGGAGCCGTCATGGCAGGCTGCTGTGACTTGGCCGCCTGGAGGGCCTGGATCAGTTTCAGGTTCTCCGGGCTGATACCCGCGGGCGCATGGCCGAAGAGTTTCATGTACTGCAGGATATTCTGGGTGTCGTTCGGGTCCATCTTCAGCTCCCGGGAGTGATCGGCGCGACCGGATTTTGCTGCATGTAGTCATCGATCGCCGAACCCTGCGCGGCTTGCGCGGCCGGCATGCCGGCTTGCACCTGGGTCTGGTTCAGGCCCTGCTGGATCTGCTTCTGCTTCTGGGCCTTCATGAGCGCGGCGATCAGTTGGGCGGCTCCATTGACCCCCCCGGCTGTGCGGTTGGTGCCGGCCGGAGCTCCAGCACCCAGATTGGCGGTCGCCTGATCGATACCCGCCAATTGCTGTTGCTGTTGAGTTTGTGGCTGTCCGTTGGGAAACTGCTGCTTATACATCGCCAGCATCATCTGCATCTGCTGGGGGGTCATGCTCATGAAAGGCTCCTAGGCGAGAATCGCTGCCGCCGCCAGACTGGCCGCCGCACCCAGATCGGTGTTGCTACTGGCGACACCTGCATTGTATTGCGCCAATTGGCCCTGATACTGATTGTTGAAGGCCTCCATGATGTTCGGCGCGCTGACCGAGGAGCCCGTGGTGGAGTTCCCCGACGCGCCCGTCCCGGTCCCCACCGGTTGTCCGGTCGCAAGACTTAAGAAATTACCAATCTGCCCCCCCTGCGCGGAGTTCACATCGCTGATCTGCTGCCCTTCCGCCGACAGGCCCTGACCGAAGGCCTGGTTCTCCGCCTGTCCATAGGCGCTCGAGCGGTTGGCCTGAAAGGACTGCATGGCGTTGTCGTAGGCCGGGGTCCCGGGGGTAGCGCCGGAGTTGCGCAAGGACGCATCGAGGCTCTCCTGCGACTGACTCCAATAGGGGTCCATCGTCGCCGTTTCCTGTCCATAGGCCGCCTGCATGGCCTGCTCGCCGAATTCTCCGTTCTGACCTTCGCTCGGGAGCTGCCAGTTGTTCACCGCGTTGTTGACATTGCCGGCTTGTTCGCCGGCCAGTCCCTGGCTCTCGCCGGTGAGCTGCTGGGAGCCGGTGAGCAACGCCTGTTCGGGCGCGGAGAGCTGCGTGGTCGAGGTGTATTGCGGTGCTCCGGTCGGACTGGTCCCTGTCTGAGCATAGGTCGTCGAGCCGGTGGGGCCGACCTGATTCACATTGTCCAAGGCCGCATTGTAGGACGCCGCTTCGGTTCCATACTGATATTGAGCCGCCGCACTCTGATACGGATCCGGCGCGCTCGGGGCACTCGACCCGCCCATTACTGACGTCCTCCTCCCAACTGGGTGAGCGCGGTGGCGAGCTGCTGCGGATTGGCCCCTTGAGATGCTTGCGGCATCTGTCCCTGGGGCATCCCTTGAGGAGGCATCCCCGCGCCCATGCCCGGATGGGGCATTCCTTGCTGCGCGGAAGGCATGGGCTGGGCGTACCTCGCCTGAGGCTGGCTCACGGGAGCCGAACCCATCACCGGATAGGACGCGCCGGGAATCCCGCTAGGGGTTCCGGCGGGAGGGGAGTACTGAGGGGGTCTCATGCCGCCACCCATCCCGGGTCGAATGTTGTTTGCGCCCATGATTCAGCCCTACCTTTAAGAAGCGGCACTCCTCACGGAGCATGCCATACAAAAGCAAATCATCCCCGTCGGGGAGAATCTGTCGAATCCGTCCTTCATAGCTGAAGCCCAAGCGTTTGTCGAAGGCCTCGGCGGTCTGATTCTTTGCCGGGATCAACGCTGTGACCCGCTTACAGCCCAGTTGCTCGAACGGATAACGAAAGCATTCCCCCAGGAAGTGCCGGTTGAGCCAGCGCTTGTCCGCGATACTCGCGACGTGCATCTGGATATCGATCTTGGTGTAGTTCTGGTAGACCACCCCGGCGATGATCCCCGCCTGGGTCATCAGTCCCAAAGCGGTGTAGGGGCTCGAGCCGAACTCGAAGATCGGCATTCTGGAGGCCACCCACCGGGCGACCATCTCATCCTGATTGGCGAGAATGTGCTTCATGTGTAGGTGAAGACCACCAATCCGGTGTTACCGGCCACGCCGGCCCCGGAGAAAATGCCGGCTGTCCCTCCGGCTCCTCCGCCCCCCGCGGTCTGACCCAGCAGACCTGCCACCGCTGCCCCGCCGGGCCCCCCGCTACCACCCACACCATTGCCGATGGTGCCGTTATTGCCCGACGTATTGACGACAGTTCCCCCGCTGGCCGCTCCCGCCGAGCCGCCCGCGCCGCTCCCGGCCACACTGGCGACTCCTCCCCCGCCTCCCGCGCACAGCATGGCGGAGATCCCGAAGGTAATGGCACTCACCGTGGAGGTGCCCCCCCCGGTTCCATTGGTCGCGCCTGCCCCTCCGGCGCCCGCCGCCCCCGGGGCCCCCACGGTCACGGACATGGTTTTGCCCCCCTGGCCGGCTACCGATTGCGACGTCCGGGCATAGGCTCCCGAAGCCCCCCCTCCCCCTCCGCCACTGAGTGTCCCGCCTCCGCCCGCTCCAGCGCCCCAGACCTGCACCACCATTCCCGTGGCATTGAGCGGAATGGTCTCGGTGAAGGTGCCCGCGCTCGCATAGGTGCTCGTTTGGGGGGTAAAGCCTCCGGCACCTAGGAAAATGCCGAGAATGCTCACGAAAGTCCCGGACCGGTGATCTGCCAGCCGGTCGCGAACTGCTTGTAGAGCACGCAGATACCGGACGGCCCCAGAGTCCGGGAGCCGGTCGAGCCGTTGTTCGCCCAGGTCAATGTATCGGAGGTGATGGCGATGGTCAGATTCCCGGCCCCCGTGGCATTGCTGACGATAATGCAGGTCCCGGACGGGAAGGGGACCGAAGCGTTCGCAGGAATCGTATAGGTGTGAGCGGAACCTGAGTTATGCCAGAGGCTCTTGCCGCGATCCGAGAGCACCAGAGAATAATTGCCATTCTGGTTGTTCTGCGGCGCATCCATGTAGCCGGCATTGAAGAGGGTCGGGGAGGCGGCGTTGTCGGAGATCTCGAACGCGCCCGCGGAGGTCAGTTCCGCATTGATCGTCGTGCCCGCGTTGGTACTGAAGAGGATGTTCTTATTCTCCGACCGGAACATCAAATCCCCAATCCCGGAGCCGATGATGAGCTGGTTGACCGCGCCGGCGGTTCCCAGATAGCCATAAGGCACTGTAGCGGTCTGAAATCCCAATACTGCCTGCCCGGCTGTACATCCATTCAGAGTAAGGACTCTGCCGCCGACATTCGACATGTTGACCGTGAGACCGGCCGTGTCGAAAGCCATCGCGGGGTTATCAGTGGTATTGCCGAAGGTATAGAGGGTTGGATTGAAAACCAGCGCCATGTTACCCGTGTTAAGGCTTGCGGTTACGGTATCGGCACTGTCCGCGACCGACCAGATCAGGGAGGGGTTGTTGCTGCCGCCCGTACGCGCAATCGAGAAAACCGTGGAATCCGTGCCTTTGGTCAGGGCAAGAGTTTGCGCCCAAGTAAGGGTCGCATTGGGCTTGTTCTGCCCGTCGATCGTCAGGCAGTTTTGAATGCCAGCGGCGAAGTCGTTGTCCTCCGTGTCGAACTTGGTCGCCGAGATGGGCAGGCCGTTGGAGGCATCGGAGGTCCAACTGGCGTAGCCCCGGGTATAAACCCCACTACCGCTCCAAGGCATTGGTCTCTCCGATTTGCGCCTTCACGTGCTCGCGGAATTTGTCGATCAGCGGCTGGCTGACCACGTAGGGAAGCTGTTTCAACCCGGTGATCAGGATGTTGAATTCCTCCGCGGTCACCTCGGGCAAGGAAGCGCGCATGAGTTGAATCTGCAGATCAGCCATTGGGAGGCGCTCCGTAGAAGAAACCACCGGGCTTATAGAGATAGTTGGTGCTCTGCCATTTGGCCGTGATGCCCATGACATTGGCGCGCATCTCCATCGAGCCGGCATAACCTGAAGCGGCTAGCCCGATCCACGGTTTGATGACCTGCTCGTCGTCGCCCCACAACGTGGTATTCCACAGGGAGACATTCCAGGTCGCCGCATTGCCGGTGGATAGCGGCACGGTATTGGTGGCGGCGGTCTGGTCGAAGTCCGCCAGCATGTTGATCGAGAGGATCATATCGTCGGTCACCTGGAAGATCGGCTGGCACTGGGTCCAGATCTTCAGTTGCTCGCGGTCCTGCATGTAGCTGAAGGCAGGCTTTGCAGTCACCACGTAGGACTTGCCATCGTCCGAGGTGCCGGTGTCGCATTGCGCTACCGAGCCTATCGTACCGTAGTAGAGATTATCCCCCATGCGCTCGAAGCAGATGGCGTTCCAGGGCGAGTTATATTTGCCGAAGGTGCACCAGGCGCCCGAGATCGTGTTCTGGACATAGTGATAACTGGTGGAGTTGACCACGGTGGGCATGTTGATGACGAGCTTCGTGCCGGGAGGATACAGGACCACCTGCCAGCCGAAATTGGCCCCGTAGGCCTGAGCGTCGAAGTTGATCGCCGAGCGGATCTTATCCGTGATCGCGATCGCCGGTTGCGAGCGATCGGACACCAAGGCTTTGGATAAGGGCGTCAGGCCATCGATGCACAGGACCGCCGCATCCGAGCCGATCTTGCACCAGCCTCTGCGTCCGGTGGCCAGAGGGCGCCCGATCTGGAAGTGTCCGGCCTCGTACCATGTCGCGACCTGGGCCGGATCGTACCCCTGATACATCACCACCTCTCCTTGGGTGGAGATGAAGGCGATGTAGTCGTTGATGCCGGCCGCATTATCCACACTGTTGGTCGCAATCATGGCGAGCGAACCGCCCTGGTTGAAGTTAGGTCCCATCGGCAGGAGCGTCAGAGCACCCGCGAACACGTTCTGCGGCAGGTAGTACACGTTGAAGGTGCCGGCCTGCACGAACCAGAGGCGCGACTTATACCGCACCACCTGCGAGAGGGAAGTAAGGGGGGAGGGACCGTTGGTCAGGGCATACGGGGAGCTCACAGCGGTGATCGAGTAGAACGTGGTTCCATCATACAGGATCGGGTTATCGGCACCGTTCAGCAGATACAAGACTTCCGCGTTTCCCGTCCCGAACTGCAGCCAGTCATACTGGGTGCTGGTCACGGCCTGGATCGTGTGGCCCGCGCCTCCCACGGACGCTACCGTGACGACCCCGCCTCCGGCATTATCCACGCGGTAGAGTGAACCCACCCCGGAACTGATGACCCCGGCATAGAGCTGGTTCGTACCCGAGAGGGAGTTATAGGCCGCAACCGTCTGACAGGTCCCGGTGAAGGTGGCGAGCGTGCTCTTGCCGCGTCGCAGTTCCACCCATGAGGGCTGGACAAACCAGTTGTCGAGCAGGATCGCATCCGTCTCGGGCATGTTCGCCAAGGCGTCGCGGGCATTCAAGCCGCCCACCGGAGCGGCGATCACATACCCGGTCGCCTGGACCTGCTGGGCTTGCTGGAAGCGAAGCGCACGGATGGCGCTGGCGCGTGGCATTTAACTGCCAAACCCCGTATCAGGCACATTCTGACTGTTGAGCAGCCGGATGCCAGAAGCTCGAGCATTCAAGGGCAGATTACGCGCCATCTTCTGACGCCCCGTGATCTTGGCCAGCTCGTCATCGTACTCGGTGAACTCATCCGCCCACGCCATGCCGATGGATTTCAGCATGCGCCATTTGAGCGAGAGCGTGATCAGGTCCTCCGGGATGACACACACATCACTGTCGGCCTGAAAACTGGTCTGAACCGGAACGGTCGGGGCGGCAGCGACGGCAATGAAGTTGGTCGAGGCGTACTCGAGGACCAGCAGGTCCGAGATCGGACTCGACTGGCCCGTGGGAACGTAGGGCGCCGGATTGATGTAGATCATGTTGTCGGTGAGCCGGTAGCGCAGGCGCGGGCCCACCGGACTGATACCGGATTTCAGCACCTGCCACTCCTGGGCATTCACCGGACCCAGCAGTTGCCAGCGGAAATTGCGGTCCCACCCTGTTTGTGGCACGAAGTGATCGAGGTCGGAAGGGTAGGGATAGGCTTCCTGCCCGAACGCCAGGCTCACATCCGTGCCCGTTCCTTGCGTTGCGGTGACATTGGCGTTCTCGCTCATGGTCACCGTTCCCGCAACCGAATTCACCGCCGTCACCATCGTGTCGTTCAGCGCGAATTCGGAGGAGATCTGCCAGCCCACCTGAACGCCAGCCAGGTTGGTACCGGTAACGCCGGTGATCACATTGGAGTTGTAGGTAAATGTGCCGGTAAAAGGGCCGATCCCCAGCAGATTGAACAGATACTGCTTCCGCAATGCCTGCCAGTAGTCGTCCGCGTTCGGGGTGCTGCGCAGAATCCATGCCGCCCGATTCGCCAGGGCCAGACCCTTGATGACGTTCGCATCCGTGTTGCCCACGACCGCAGTGGGGGGAGGAAGGCCGATCTCCCCGAAGGTCTGCGCCACGATCGTGAGGAGCGACATCTAGCCCTCCGCTTCGGCGGCCGCCGCAATCGCCTGAGAGCGCTTACTGGTCTTCACGCTGGCCTGCTTGATCGCCGCCGGCTGAGGTGTCTGCTGACCCATCACGGGCTGTTGGCGCATGCCTTGAGCGAACTGGTTCTGCATCTGGGCAATCGTCTGCTCCAGTTGCTTGATCTTCTCGTCCTGGAGGTTGGAGCGTTCCTGAGCCCGGGTCGCTTCCGCCTGTGCCGAGGCCACGATCTTATTGCGCTCGCGCTCGCTCAGGGCCGCACGGGCAAGATCCCGATACTTCCGGCCGCCCATGACCTGCGCGACATTCGCGTCACTCAAAGCGGCCAGGGCTTCCACGGTCGGAATGGCGAGCATCTTCAGAGACTCGGCGTAGGAGCGGGTGACCACGCCCCACTCCTCGATCGGCCAGCCGTCATCGGCCTTTTCGCCCCGTCTCATGAAGCGTGCCCAGGCGTTCGGATACTTGGCCGCGTCCGGAGGATCGCCATTCGGACACTGACCCAGGACCTCCCAGGTCGTGTGGTACTCGTTCGACTGCGGATCAATCGCGGTGTCGTAGATAATCCCCGCGGCAAGCGTGTCCCAGACCGTGCGGGAATTGCCCGGCGCGACAATCCGCACCCAGATCCGATCCTGAAAAATGGGGAACCCCATGCTCTCGGTCAGATACTCCATCGCGTAGGGCTTGATATAGAACTCCACGATGAGTTCCCCGTCCAGGCCCTGCCCCGCCTCTCCGGCCTTGCCGTAGAGCACTTTGCTGAAGTCACCCTTGGGACTTTCCAGCGCACGGGGAGGGGCGAAATTCGGCATGTCAATGCTCATACAACCAATCTCCAGGTTTCGGCGAGCCGCACCCGCCAGGTGTAATTCGCTCCCCTCTCAGGCGCCCCGAAGATCTCGTCCACCGCGCGCTTGACTCCGAAATCAGGATACTCGGGGTGATCATAATCGTGGCCGGAGAGGAAGCCCGAAGGTTTCAGCTTCGGGAGCCACGCCTTGATATCCGCCTTGCAGCCTTCGTAGGAATGATCGGCGTCGATGAAAACGAAGTCGAGCGAGCCGTCCGGGACGCAATTGGCGGCCTCTATCGAATCCATGCGCAGCACCTTGGCGCGATGCCCGAAGGGAGCCACTGTCTCCAGGGCTTGCTCGAAATAGCCGTCCTGATCGCGCTGAGAGAGCGCGGCATGGAAATCCCCCGACTGCGCATAGTCCGAAGCCTGCTCTGTGGTCGTCCATGAATCGACGAGATACAGCGCGAGATCGGGGCGCGCCAGCAATCGAGAGGAGAGCTCCCCCGTGAATACGCCAATCTCAGCTCCCTGAGGGTGCGGGATGTGCTCCAGCCATTCCAATAGCTGGCTGGCCCGTTCGTCCACGGCGGGCGGCTTCAGAAGGGATGCGATGTGAGGAATCAGCCCGTCGCCAAATATGCGCACCACGCAACCCTCTGCGAGGAGCATGGGGATGAGCTCTTTGAACTCCTCCGCCTGGGTGACCATCCAGGGGGCGGATTTGAACGACCGGCCTCCCATACGAACGTCGAGCGTCTTCTCCCCGTCATTCAGGGGCTGATCGTAAGCATGGTGGGAGGGTCCGTAGCTCGAGTCGAAGCCGAAGAGCCTCAAGTGCCGATGACCCAGCGCGAAAGCCAGCGCAATGGCCTTCATCCCTACCGTCGTCCCGCCTCCGACCTTCAGCCCCCAGTGACCCTGCACGAGGTCTTCATAGACAGTCCCGGCGGCATGCCAACAGATGAGGTCGCCTCCCGCGGCTGCCAGTATCGTCGGATGACACTGGGAGGCGTAATACTTAGGGACCGACTCCACAGGCACGAAACTGAGGTTCTCGGGTCTGGCATCGGCCAAAACATGAGCGTCAGGTGTGATTCCATGGTCCTTGAGATAGGCGTAGGCATTGCCCACCGTGAACACTTTGGCGCCGGCCTGCTGCATGCCTCGGATGTAGAACAAGGTCTCGGCCAGACTCGGCCCTCCACCCACAATCACCGCCGTGCGCGCGTCGTCACCACGCTCGAGCCAATGAGGTGCATGCGCTTTTGCCCATTCGACGTTGGCCTTCAGGGTTGCGTCATCGACGTTGGCCTGCACAATCCACTCAATCCCTGAGCCACCGCCCACCTTCCAGACTTCCGGCACCCAACCGGACTTCACTTCGTGGGGTCGAGGGTGGCCATGGAAGAAGACAACCGAAGTTCCCTTGGGAATTTGGGTACGGCAGTCCACTTTATAACTGCGGAATCTGCCAGGAAACAGGTGCTGCCAAATCCCGAGTGGCTGCTCCATCCATATCGAGCAGTGTTCGATCCATGCTTGATCGCCGCCTTCAGCTTCCGGTCGGCCGTAGGCATTCCATGCTCGCCAGATCATCTCCTGCGCACCGCTTTCCCAGGCCATCACACTCGATTGCAAACCATTAGGTCGATAGACATCCCGCAGGATCGCGAAAGGCCCGTTATAGGCTGCCAGCCAGTCGAGTGGCCCAGTAATCACCGTATCCAGGTCGAAATAGATCACCCGCTCGCCCTTCGGAAAGGCCTCGGGCGCGAACAGATAGAGCTTGTTCCACCAGCCCGTCAATCCACCGGGTAGAGATCGGATTTCGATCCCCTCATCCAACCCGGTGGGATTGTCCGTGAAACAAACGAAGCGACCCTGAAGACCTGCCTGCAGGTTCCGCCGCACGCCGTCGAAGAGCACGTTGACGTATTCCGGTCCGTACAACGTGCCCCACTTCACACAGCACACCGTCAGCATCAGGCGCCTTCCAGCAAGCCTCGAGTAGCGTAGTACACCAGGGCCAGACTCTGCGTCGTGGTGGTGGTGCCTGTGGCTGCCCTGGCTCCAAGGATCTGACCTCCGGTCGAGGACAGCACCTTGAAGCGTCCGTTGGTGCCCGCTGCGCCCACGAAGATCGGTACGTTCGGCGTCACCTGCACGGCGGTCTTCAAGGTCCAGGCTCGTCCCGAGATCTGGTACCACGCGATCGTGATCTGATTCGGCTGAGAGGCCAGTCCCGAACCATCGTAGAGTTTCACGATCGGATAGACCGTACCCTGGGTCAGCGCCTGAGAGGTGGTGCTGACCTGGGCTGAAGACACCGCCACCGCCACGGGCTGACCGGTATTCTTGGTCGTCCCCGAGAGGATGCTGATATTGAAGGTCGCATCCCACGTCACCAGCGTTCCCACCGGAAGAGCGGTCGAGATGGGGTTGCGCAGCGCAATGAACTCACCCCATCCCAGCGTCGGTTCCCAGGCGGTGATGATCATGCCCGGAGAGACCGGGAAGATCGGGGCCGGCAGTACCGGACTCGTCACCGTGCCGGGGGTGGTTGCGGCGGACTCGGGCTTCAGAAAGACCGTGTTGAACCCCGCGTAGGGTCCCGGCAGGTCAGCCCAGACATTCCCGATGTCGTAATCACCCAGTTGATTGTTCTGGGCGACCCAGTTGTAGGCCACCCCGTTGGTGACCGTAGTGGGGAAGCCCGGAGGAACGTAGGTCTGCGCTGCGAAAGGAGAGACCGGAGTGGCTTTGACTGTAACGATACCCATGTGTGTGTCTCCTTAAGCGGCCAGCAGGCCCTGGAGGAAGCGATTCGAAGTGGTCATGTTGCCGGCGAAGCCGACCAGCTTGACCATCGCGTCCTGGTTGACCGCGAAGCGCTCATCGCCCAGGGGGGCGAAGTTGCGATCCTGGTGGGGCCTGAAGAACAGATACTTGGTGTTCAGGAAGAACATCGTATTCGTCGGCGCCCCGCCGCCGAAACCGCCGTCGAGCACCACATCCGCGTTCATGTACTTGAGCGTCTGGAATCCGAGCTCGGCCAGGTCCTCATCGCCCACCCGCTGAAGCGCCTGCATGCTTTCCAGGTAATAGCGATAGAAGTTGTTATCGGCAACGATCAGGTCAGGCGCGTCCGCGCCGCGCACCAACTGCAGGTAGACGCGGTTCATGTAGGTCTGGATGGTGGCGGTCGAAGTCGCGGCCCCGCCGGTCGTCAAACCCGAGAAGTACACATTGCGCCAGAATGCCCACACCGAAGGATCGATGCCCCCTACGATCCCCGAGGAAGGTGTCGTGGAGATGAGCAACTGGAGGCCCCCGATCTGCCGCCCTCCATCGGCCGTGCCGTTGGAATAGATGTCCAGGGCAATGTTATTGGTGAGGGTCTGCTCGGCGTTCTCGATGCGCCCTTCCAGCAGATCGATGATGGCCTCCTCGCCCGAGTTCTGCAGCATCTCAAGGCCCGAGATGGAGACCGCAACGGCTGCCTGGGCGTAGTTGTATTCCGCCCCCGTGAAGACATCACTCGGGCTGATGTTCAGGACTTCGTATCCGCTGTACCTCTTATCAGTATTGTTACTGACCCTAATTGAGAGTAGAGTCAGGGCGTGACATTTCTGCACACCTCTACGTGTTCCCACGTAGCTCAGAGCACACCTTCCCTTTCGGGGACTGCACCTGCTCGTTACACACGCACCGCTTGCGCGGGCTTGGCTCGGTATTGCCCTTCCACTTGCGTGGGATGGGGTATCCACCGACTTCGCAGTCTTCTCACTGGAATCTGAACGATGTTGAGCGCCGAATATTTGGCTGGGTTGTTCGATGGCGAAGGCTGGGTTCGCGCCGACCACATTCACTACAAAGGCAGAAAGACAGGCGGCTACCAACTTGCATTGGGAATCGCGATGACCTACGAGCCAGTGATACGAATGTTGCATGAGCAGTTTGGTGGTGTTTGCCATGGAGACGACTCTTTTAAGCGCCGCTACCACAAAAACAGGACAATCTGGCGCTGGCATGTCGCCAGTCGCCTCGCGGTCCCGTTCCTGAAGTTTATCGAAGCTCATAGTGTCGTCAAAAAGGAGCAAATTACCCTGGGTTTAGCCTTACAGGCCCATATCGAACTTCACAAACCAATGATGGTCGGTCTGCATCGAAACGAAGCTTTCAAGACCGGCGTGCGCGCTGAACGCGAAGTGATCGCGGCAGAGCTTCGACGCCTCAAGAAAGTCGATTACCTTCATACTCCGTGACGCTAGATTCGCGGCTTACGCCGCACGGGCAAACGACCCGTTTTCCTGATAGTTCAATTCCTGAACGATCGTCCGTCCGCCACTCACGGGCTTCACCCGTCCGCGCGCCCGGATTCGATAGAGCAGTGCGTTATTTTTTGTTACGTTATCGGCGAGTTTCCCCGTCCGATTACGCAACGTCGTAGTCACGATTTCCGTCACGGTTGCTGACGGATTGATAAGAGCCATGTTGGTCTCTCCCGAAAAGGTTTACACGCGCCCCCGGGCTTCCTCGAAGGCGGCTGTTAATTCATCGCGAATGCTCCGGTCCTTGCCGTTGGGCTGGCTGGCAGAGCCAGGCCCTCCACGGATCGAACCGGCTGCGCGGCGCTTGGTTTCGACCTTGCGTCGCTGCTCCTCCACCTTCCTTGCTTTGGCCTGTTCGGCCTGGGCAACAAGGGCTGAGGTCTCGGGATGAGCCTTCACGGCGAGTTGATAAGCCTCTTCCAAAGTAGACGCGACCCCTCCGCCAAGGATGGAAGCCATCAGGCTTGTCACATGGTCGAAGTAGGGATAGGCCGGCTGGCCACTGGCATCCACTTTGGAGCGGAAACTCTCGATCTCACCATTGGTTGCTTGCATCTCCGCACGTTCACGCGCTTCGGTGTCCTGCCGCTGGCGAGCCTGAAACGCTTCGTTGACCCGCCGTTGCACGAGCTGGTCAATGGGAATGTTGGGCTGCTGTGGGCCGGGCGCGTTCGGCTGACCGGGAAATCCCAGTTGCCGTAGATCCGCGCCATTCTGGGCCGCCAACTGTCGAAACAGGTTGGCCCGGTTGGCGGGATCTGAATTCTGGATCTGATGGATGATTCCGAGGAATTCCCGGAACAAGGCGACGGGATTTCCACCCCGTGCCTGAATGAGCGGCGCGTATTCGTTCGCGGCCTGCATGAAGTTGTTGCCGACCAAGCGGACCTCATCCTGAGAGGTGATCGCGCGGTGCGCTTCCTGCTCACGCCGGTTGATGACGTGCTGGACTTCCGCGGGGACCTTCGCCCAGAGGGCTTTCTCTTCGGCCTTCCAGCCGTTGGGGGCCGGGAGGGCTACCGGCTGGGTAGACCCTACTCCGGGTTGTCCGCGAGACTGAACGGGCTGTGGGGCTGTGGCTGCGGTTGGCTGAACTTCCCGTCCACTGTCAGGCTCGGCTCGGGCGAACTTGCCGTCTGGCCCTCTGGCCCGACCCTCGGCGCGGGAATCTGATTCTGCGCGTTGCCCCTCAGAAAGGTCATTCCGTACGACATCATCTTTCTCCTGCCGTGACTGCACATCCTCGAGGGACGCCTGAAGCTCTTCCCGGATGCTCAGTTCGGGTTTGTCTTCAACCTCATCGGCCACGGGTTCTTTATCGGCCATCAGGAGAGTTCTCCAGGCAGTGGCTCTTCCTCGAGGGCCTTCAAGCGGTCAATAAGCTGCTTCACCATCTGCGCCCGGTATCGGGCGGCATCACGTTTCCGGCCACCCACCGTGCCACTGACATTCGCGGCCGTGTTGATGAGGATGCAATGATAATCCTCAAGACACTCAAGGATGCCCAGCTCATCATCCTGAATGGCCTCAGCGGCGGCGTTCAATCAAGCCTCCTCGCCGGGTATCCGGCCGCGTGTGCTCGGCAATCGCGGCTCGCATGGCTTCTCGTACATCGCCCTTCTTGACCGTCGAGCGCATCCGGGAGGTGTCCTTCACCGGCTCAGTGCCCAGCTCCACCAGCTTGTTGCGCCTGAGGAACTGCTTGTGCTGCTGACGCGTCGTGATCGGCTTGCCCATCATGTCACCACCGACTGCGATGTAGGGCGTGATGTCGCCGAAGCCCACGCAGGCGGAGATCACCCGGGTCACGGGGTGCGCATGCTCGGGCGGGACGCGATAGTCGCTCATCGAGCGGAATACCTCGATCTCTCCACACTGCTCACAATTCCAAACGTAAGTCGGCACTATTCAGCCTTAGCGTGACCGTTCGTTTTGGGCATCTTACGCTCATGCTCCCTTTGTTTCTCCCCCTCCTGCGATTGATGCTGCAAATCCAGTTCGTGCTGTGAGCCCTGGTGATCCAGGTCCATGCGCTTCTCGTGGAGCTTCACATGGGCCTCCAGTTGGGCGATGTGGATCTTCGCTTGCGTCTCGTACTGGACCTTCTGGGCCTCAAACTCATTCTTCATCTGCTGGATATGAGTCTGCAGATTGGCGTCCAATTGAGCCTTCTGGGCCTCCAAGCTCGCCTGCATCTGCAGATCATGATCGGCCCGAGCCTGCTCCATCTGGTTCTTGACCGCTTCCTGCTGGGTTTCCGCCTGCTGTTTGGCGGCCGCGATCTGCGCGTCCAGCTTCGCCTGCTGGGCGGCAATGGTGAGTTTGACTTGACCCTCGGCCTGGGCCTTCTGCACCTCAGGCGGCGGCCCTTTGGGCTGGCTCGCCGCTTTCTGCAGGGCATCCATCGCATCCTCGAAAGCCTGCTCGATCGGCCGGGCGCTCTTGAAGCTGCGGAGGGCGAACATCATGAGCTCACCCAGCATGGGGATGATCTCAGGGGCGGTAGACCCAGCCATCACGGCCTTGTCGAGGAAGCCTCCGACCGCAGTGACCAATTCCACCCGACTCTGCTTCTCGGCATCGTCGTCCATGCGGATGGTGGAGTCGGTCTCGATATCGAGCCGGAACTCGCGGTGAACCGGGTTATCCAGCAGGTTCTCGACCTCTTCCCAGGTCGGTAGCTCGAGCAGCGCGAGTTTCTCGGGACTCGGGGGTGCTTGTCCGGGTGCGGTCGCGCCTCCGGTGGGGGGAGCGGCCGGGTGCATCATCCCCGGTGACGCCTGCCCAGGTGCGGGACCTTGAGGTGGCACCCCTGGTGCGGGTTGCCCCCCTTGAGGTTGTGGTCCCATCGGATGGCCACCCCCTGGAGGCGCACCAGGGGCTGGGGGAGGCTGAGCAGCGGCCTGCTGGGCTTGCTGTTGCTGCTGGATGAGCTGGATTTGGAGCTGGAGTTGCTGTTTTTCGGCATTGGTGAGCAGCTTGACGCCACTGATCTGTTTCAGCGTCTCGATATCATAACCGGCGACGATCTCGCCCACGATACGGATCACGTCCCGGGCAAACCGCTGCACCTCCATCTGCGCGTCCTGAATCCGCAGGATGCTGAAATTGCCCTTCATCTCCTGGGCGGTCGCGGTCTCATTGGGATCGCTGAAGCCGCGCACGATATCGGCAATACCGGTGAGCTGATAGACATCCTCGATCAGGCTGGCCCGCTGCTCGCGCAACTGGCTCAGCGCTTCGGCGATCTCCTGCAAGGGGAGGAGTTCAAACGAGCCCGCCAAGCCACCCTTGTCCTTGTGGGCAGCCCATCCTGAAACGGGCACCAACTGGTTCTCGACCCCTTCTGATAGGAGCCTATCCAATCCTTCAGCGCTGGCATCTCTGACGCCAGCGACCTTGAGAGCCTTGGAGATTGCCACGATACGAGTGGATAGTTCGTCGATCTCGGATGCCTGATCCTGATAGAAGCTGAAGTTGGGCGTCGGAAGCAGCTCATCACTCAACGCATTCGCCATCAAAGGCCGGGGACAGGTGAAGAAACGGTTCAGGCCCAACTCGTCGCCGCGCTCATCCAGCAGCTTATGAAAGTTCTTCACCAGCCAGTAGCGTTTGCGGTCGTGCTTGTCATGCACCTCGTAGACAACCGCTTTCTTGCGGGTGATGCGGATCTGCGTGTCGGTGAGGTTCTTGGGCGACCAGTCCAGCGGGATCTGAAGGATCTCCTCCTCGGTCAGCTCGGTGAAGCGTTCCCGTAGCTCATCCCGGTCCATATAGGCGCGCTTCCAGAGGAGTCTGACTTCCTGCCATGTCCTGGCCCAGGACCAGCCCGTATCCTCCCAGGAGACGTAATCGATCAGGGTCTCCTCGTACTTCAGCTTTTCTTCCTGGACCTCATCCTCTTCATCGGAGGTGACGTCTTCTCCTTCGGTCTTTGTTTCCTCGTTCTGCGGGCCGCCCTCATTGCCTTCATCCTTAGCCGCCTCCAGCTCTGGCTTGTGGAAATGCGGCTCATACCGGACCCACACGGTCGCCATTCCAGGCAACTCGTAGTCCTGGATCGCCAGCCGCATCACATAGAAGAAGTCGTTGACGTGATCTAGGGTGTACTCGATGGACCGCTCAAGGATTTCCGCTGCAGTACGGCCGATTGGATCGCGGTCTTTGTACCGTCTTTCCACGATCGGCTTAGGATTTCGAGCATACAAAGCGGGCAGCCGCGTTTGAACATTCGCCCACAGGATGTTGTAGCGAGTAATTGCGTCTTCCCGAGGGCTCCTGACGTCACGGTATTTCT